GCAGATTGAAAGTCAGTTTGGGCCACAGCAGCCTGAGCTCTCTAATGTAAGAGATATTGAGACAGAGGATGGGGTTGTTACTGTAGGCACAGCAAATAACCAACTTGTAGAAGTGACTCCTCAGGGCCTGCGCCGGTTCGAGGGAGATCGAGTTTCTGAAGAACAAGACGATATTAACGTTACTTCTCAAGGGAGGTTTAGAAGCAAGAACGGGGAGACCGTTACTCTAGTGAGGACCAACCGAGGTCTTGCAAGACAAACAGTTGATTCTCAAGGACAGCCACGGTTCCAGTTTGTTGACTCTGCACAATACGAGCCAATTCAAGCTGCCGAAAGGGGAGAGCCCGGTAGCTTTGACAATGAGTTTAATGACTTAGAAGTTTTAAGAAACACAACAGTAAACTTTGCTAGAGAAGCAAACAATCTTGCAGAACAGATTACGCCTGAAACCGTAGGCATCCCCGGTGGCGTTTCTCGCGGTTTAGAAAGCCTTAAGAGTCAAGCTGTTGGTGCAATTAGGGCCACGACCGGGCTAGATTTTAATGCTCCCGAAGACGTAGATTCTTATAGTGATACATTTGAAAATCTCGGGCTTGCAGACGCCTCTGCTTCTGTTAAAAGCGCACTTGTAAACGCAGCCATTAGTAAAGCATACGTTGACCAAGGCGGACAAGGTGATATTAGAAAAAACGAAGTTGAGCGAGGCTTGGAAAGCATCAGAGCAGGGTCAGGCGACCCCGGACAGATTAAAGCTGCACTTGGCAGACTTTCAAGAGATTTTATTAGCCGATATAATACTTCTTTAGAAAGCGCCTCCCAAAGAGCTGGAGGGCCACAAAATGTTCCCTTTCAGCCACTTGACCCAGCTAATTATGGTTTAACCCCAGAATCAGCAGCAGGAAACGGCGGGCAAGAAAGATTAACGGCTGATAGAATTAGAAGCCTGTCTGACCAAGAACTTAGAAACCTTGACCCAGACTCTATTCCTAACGACCCAGAGGTTCTTGGGGCTTTGCAAGATAGATTAGACAACATGGGCTCAAACGATAGACGAAATCGGTCGAGAGGCGGAGGAGCGCAATAATGGGCGCAACTAGAGAAGATGTAATTAACAGACTCCGTGAAATGCAGGGCGGTCAGCAGCCCTCAGAGGACCGTAACAAGCAGCAAACTCAGGCGCAAGTTGCTAGTGAAAGAGAAGAAAGGCAAAGAGGCGGCGCTGCTACAGAGGAAAACCAACAGGGCGTAAGAGAAACCATTCAACCTGTTCTTAATCTTGCCGCTGATTTTAACACAGGACTTGCCAATCTTGCAGGCGTGTTTGGCACAGCCGACGAGCTTTTGCAGTCTTCTCTTGGCGTTGAAGACCCAGATTCGTTTTTGCCAACAATCGAGGGGCTTCGAGAGGCTGGTTCTGGCATTGGGGCTACTCGTCCTCCGGGCGTTGAAGCGGATAGTGTTCCCGGTAGGTTTGCAGAAGAACTAGGCGCAGGCGCAATCCCTTTTCTTGGTGTAGCCGCTAGGTCCGGGTTGCCGCTTATTCGCGTTGCTGGCGCAGAGCTAACTTCTGCCGCCGGGGCTACTGGCGGAGGACTTGCTTTAGAGAACTCTCCTGCTTTTGAGGCAAACCCTTTTCTTGGTAGGGCCACAGGAGAAATTTTAGGCGGGTTAAGCGCCTTGTCTTTAGTAGAAGGGCTTGCAAAAGCGCCAAAAAGTGCAACAGGTGCCGCAGTAAGAGGCGGCAGATCGGCACGCAGAAAGTTCACAGACACCTTTAGAAACCGAGGAGCAGAAAGAAGAGCTGCAACTAGAAGCCAAGAAGTGACATTATCTCCCGAACTATCTGCTGAAAGGATCAGTAGGCCTACAGATGTAGATGTAGAGGCTGGCATTGAGACCCCATCTACTTTGGCTGGTGACCCCGGCCTTAGCAGAATTACGGCGTCTGTGATGGCTCAAGACCCAGAAAGCGCAGAACGCTTAGCCAGAACTTTTAGCGAAGAAGCAACTTCCCTTAGAGGGCTTGCTTTTGGTCGAGGCGACCCTGATGCAGTCAGGAACTTCCTTGATCTGAAATTAAAAGAGGCTGGGCTAAAGCTAGACGCTAGCGTAAAAAGAGCCGCAGGCGAAGGCACAACTCCAGCAGAGGCCTCTTCAAGAGCAAGAAAAATCCTTGAAGATTCTTACGATCAAGCGCGAGCAGCCGAGCGTCGCATGTGGAGAAACACCCCAGACGATGTTGTAGTCCAAGGCTCTTCAGCAAAAACAGAGTGGGGAAACATTTTAAGAGAAACTACTACTGAAACTGGTCGAAGAAGATTGCCTTCTGTTCTTAAAAGAGAGTTTGGCAGAATTGATGAAGAAACAGGCCGTTTGACCGGAGGCAGTCTTCCAGAGAACCCTAGCGCCAAACAGATTCACGAGCTTTACAGTGAGCTTGGTGATATGGTAAGAAGTGAATCTCAAAAGGCAGGAGGAAGCGCCAGCACGATCAGAACGTTGTCTAACGTAAGAAAACGGCTTATGGACGATCTTATGTCAGTAGACGGCGGGGATCAATACAGAAAAGCTGTAAACGTATCACGAAATCTTAATGACCGTTTTACTAAAGGCACTGTAGGTAATATTCTTGGCTTTTCAAAAGCTGGTGCTGGTAGTCCGACAACGGAAACACTGGACACTATTCTGCGCTCAAGTGGCGAGGGCAGGGCTAACGCTATTAGAGATATTCTTAGAGCCTCTCCGCAAACTAGGACTCAAGTTGAAGATTTTATGCGCGACGTTTTTGTGCAGAAGTCTGTTGATACCAACAAAAACATTGTTAATTCAAACGCAGCAAGAAAGTTTTTAAAAGACAATCGCGCAGCTTTGGACGAGTTTCCAGAGCTAAGAAAAGAATTGTCTGATGCTATTGAAAATCAGGATTTTGTAGACAGTCTCGTAGGAAAAAGTAACGTAGGCGATATGTCGCTTCATCAGAAGCAAAAAACCGGCGCTGCTGTGTTTATGAACGCCAACCCCGGAGAAGAAGCCAGAAACATTATTAACGCTCGCAAAGACAGATCAAGATTGACTAGAGAGCTTGTTGATACCGTTTCTGAAGACACTTCAGGCGATGCTTTGCAGGGGCTTAAAAGTAGCTTTGTTGAGTCAATGTTTGACTCCGCTGGTACGTCAAATGCTTTAGACGAGTTTACACAAACTAACTTTGTTAACGGCACTCGACTAAAAGAAGTTATTAACGATGTCAGCGGAGATTTAGTAGAAGGTGGCTTGTTCAATCAAGAAGAAATTACAAGGCTTAATACTATTGCTGACAGACTATCTAATATCCAGCGAACAGTCAGTTCTCGTCAAGCTCCCGGCGGGATTATTTCCGACACCCCTAACCAAATTCTTTCAACTATCGCTCAGGTTGGTGGTGCTCAAGTTGGCAGAGGCGTTGCTGGTGCAACGGGTGGAGGCACTGTCCAGACTCCGGGCATTTTTTCTAGCCGAGCTAAAAGAGCCATTGAAAGGCTGACGAACGACGAAGCTAGAAACATTTTGGTAAGAGCAGTAAGAGATAAGGATGTAATGAAGGACTTGCTCAAGAACCCACAGAGGCTTACTGACACAGAGCAAGTAGAGCTTCTTGATAGGTTAGTCCTGCCGTTTAGAGATACGGCTGAAATTTTGCCTAGTGCTGCTGCGCGTCCTGCTGCGACTGTGGGCCAAGAGTCTGAATCACAGCAAGAAAGAGAGAGCGTTGTAAACCGCTTGCGTCAGCTACAAGGTGGAGGACAGTAAATGTCACTATTTAGAGGTTCTAGAAACGCTACAACATCTGAAGGCGAGATAGTAGCAACTGCTCAAGATATTCTTGAATCAGTTAACAGGGCTATTTCTGCAAAAGATGGAGCTCAGGCAGCGGAATCAGCAGCCCAAGCAGCACAATTAGCCGCAGAAGGCACTTTAGAAGATTTTGAAACTAAGTATCTTGGTGCAAAAACATCAGATCCTGCAACCGACAATGCTGGTGATCCTTTAATTGACGGCGCTCTTTATTACAATACTGATTTAAACGTAACAAAAGTCTATGATGTTTCTTTAGGACAATGGGCTAATATTGGTCCTAGTTCTGCTGAACAAGCAAACATAAATACTGTTGCAGCGATCAGCGACGATGTTGAAAACGTATCTGACATTGATTTACAAATATCAGATGTAGCTTCTATCAAAGACAATGTTACTTCGGTAGCTGATAACATTGTTGATGTTATTACGGTATCAGACAACGTAACAGAAGTACAAACAGTTTCAGGCAGCATTGATTCTGTAGATGTAATAGCTTCTGACTTAGCTGGAGCAGGATTTGACTACGATCTAGGCAGCATCACACAACCAACTGAGGGTGTGGTAGGCACCCCTGATGGCTACATTATCACTCTTTTTGATATTAGAGATGACATTACTGCTGTAGCAGCAATAGATTCAGATATTACTGCTACGGTAAACAATATTTCTGATATTGAAACAGTTGCATCGGATCTTAACGACATTGTTTCAGATATAAACACAGTTTCTGGTAGTATCTCTAACGTCAACACAACAGCAGCTAACATTGCTGACGTTAACACAGTTGCAGGCATATCAAACGAAGTAAATACAGTAGCCGCAGACGAAGCCGATATTGGCACTGTTTCTTCTAATATCACAGATGTAAACACGGTAAGCAACAGTATTTCTGATGTAAGTTCCGTAGCGGCTATTAACTCAGAAGTTGTCACTGTTGCTGGAATTGATACAGATGTAACAACCGTGTCGGGTATTTCCAGTGATGTTACAGAAGTTTCTGGTGTCTCCTCTGATGTAAGCACAGTCTCAGGCATCAGCTCTGACGTAACGACAGTGGCCGCAAACCTCGCAGATGTGACTAACTTTGCTGATGTGTACATTGGCCCAGCATCTTCTGACCCCAGTACCCGCAGCGATGGGTCTGCCTTGCAGAGCGGCGATTTATATTTCAACACGACAGATAATCGCCTAAAGGTTTACGATGGCTCCCAGTGGGAAGTGACCGCTAGGGATGACTCTGACATTAGAAATCTTTTATCTGCTGCTGGTGACCTTACTTACAATTCTGCTACAGGCGAGTTTTCATTTACTGAAAGAACCGACGCAGAAGTGCGTGGCCTATTAAGCGCAACAGGCGATCTAAGTTATAACGCCACAACAGGTGAGTTTTCTGTCACTACCTACAAGTCTTCTGACTTTGACACAGACTTTAACGGCAAAAGTACTAGCGATCTAACAGAGGGCACTAACCTTTACTACACTGAAACTCGGGTTAATGATGACATTGACGCTCGTGTAGACAAGACTTTTGTTGATGCGCTGAATGTAGACTCAGATACTTTAGATGGTCAAGAAGGAACTTATTACCTTGACCGGGCCAACCACACTGGCACACAAACACTGTCAACCATCTCTGACTCTGGGGCTTTAGCTGCGCTAGATGAGGTGGATACAGCGCAGATTGCCAATCAGGCAGTGACAGAAGATAAACTAGCAGCATCTCTTGATCTAGGGAGCATTTAAACATGGCAACAGAACTTAAATTACGGCGTGGCACGACTAGCCAGCATTCTAGTTTTACGGGTGCAGAGGCAGAGGTAACCGTTGATACTGATAAAGAGACTGTCGTTGTTCACGACGGGGTAACTGCTGGAGGCTACCCTGTCGCTAGAGAAGATATGAGCAATGTTCCTGACGGGACTATCTCTGGGAGCCAGCTTGAGGATAACAGTGTTGCTGGCGATAAGATCATTAGTTTAGCTGCAACCGAAGTTACTTACGATGCTAGTGCTTCAGGCTTAGACGGATCAAATGCTCAATCTGCTATTGATGACGCGGTAGAGAGTTTTGTTGGTCGTAAAGAGCAAATTGCCCAAGGATTCATCCAGCGAGAGCAAACTCGTGGCGATTTAGACGTAGACCTTGCGGTGGCGATTGAACTTAACCTCCTCGGCGCTCCCGTCGCTGGCGGCTATTACGCCGGGCTGATTGACACACTCACTGGCAATATCATCGCAGCGGATGATTATCAGACGGGCCTGCGTTATGCGCTGATCGTCGCCCCGAAAGACCTTGAGGGTGGCCGTGGCGCGTCCCCGGCATCGGGCCTGCCGAGCGGCGATCTGGAGTGGGATACACAAGACCGCGGCGGCGAGGCTGGGTGCTTTACCCGCTGGAATGGACTCGAAGCGACGAACGTCATTATCGCCAAGGCCGAGGCTGCCTATGAGGCGCATGGCTTTATCGCCGATGTGCGCTCGCAGTATCCCGCCGTCGCCACACCCGGCGGCTCAGAGTGGTATCTGCCTGCAATGGACGAGCTGGAGCTGCTGTATCGCAACTTTAAGCCCAACAATGCGGATAACCGCGACGATACCCGCAACCGCACTTTCCCCGGTACACAGGTGGTCGGCACTAACCCGTCATCGGCGATTGAGGGCTTCCAGTACGAGAACAGTCCACGCATACCGGATGTGACGTTCCTTGATCTGTTCAAGGAAGGCAACGCGCAAGCGATTGACCTTAAGCGCTACTGGTCAACGACCGATGCCGATGAAAATGGCCGCGCTTGGTTCCAGGACTTCCCTCGTTCTGGGTCTGAGGGCCTCCAGACTGCCCGTTCTAAGGACCGTTCGGACCTCAGCGTGCGTCCCGTCCGGCGTGTCGTCCTCTAGTTTTACTCGGGAGCTCGTAAAATTAACCTTTACACTTAAAGGAACAGAAGATTATGACGATGGCAAAAGTAGAAAATGACGCAGTAACGGAAGTTGGATTGTCACCAGAGCTTATGGGCTATCCAGTCAAGCGTTTAAAGGCTATGGGCTGGTATCCGGTTGAAGGTACAGAAAAGCCTACCGACCCAGTTGACCCCGGCTACCGGTATGAGTACGGAGCCGAGTGGTCGGTTGCAGACGGCAAAGTTTACGGGGTTTGGAATGTCGCGCAGCGTCCACAGCCTTATCCTAGCTGGGAATGGGTCGATGGTGAGGGTTGGGTCGCCCCCGTCACCAAGCCCGATGATGGCAAGGATTACTACTGGGATGAAGATTCTCAATCATGGGTTGAAGAAGAGTTGGAGTAAATAAATGCCAACAATGTATCGAACAGCTTTGGAGCACGCTGTCATTGCCGTTGCCATTCAGCTTGTCCTTGCTCCGCTAACAAACATTGTTTTTGCTGGCGCTATAGCAATGGCAATTTACTTTGGTCGAGAGGTTGCTCAGCATGAGTATAAAATCGCTGTGCAGCGTGGCTGGAGATGGGGGCAAAGCGAAAAACCTATCAAGTGGTACGAGGGGATTGTAAGTGGCTGGTCAAAAGACTCGCTTCTTGATCTGATTTTTCCGCTAATTGCGGTTGTCTTCGTAACCGCTGGTTGGCGGGTTGTTTTAAACTAACTAAATAGGTTTTGACTACCATGTCCAAAAAACAGGAAATCACACCTACGGAATCCCCATGTGTAGATGTATGTGAACTAGACTCCGACTTTGTTTGCATCGGGTGTGGCAGGACAATAGACGAAGTGCTGCAATGGCCTGAATACACAGACGAGCAGAAGAAAGCCGTCTTAGATAGACTGTTTGGAGAAAAGTAATATGGAGCCAACGCTAATCATCAACGTCCTGCTCTCCACAGTTCTGATGGGAATGGGCTGGTGGATGAATACAATCTGGCAAGCGGTCAAGCGTCTCCAATCGGATATGTCTGAGATGGAGCGCCATGCCTCCGAAACTTATGTTCGCCGTGATGATTACCGTGATGACATGGCAGAGATTAAAGCACTGGTTAGGCAGATTCTATCTAAACTAGATGGGAAGGCAGACAGATGATCCAACAACTTCTCGGGGCAGGTTTAGGAAAAACTATAGACGATGTTCTTTCTCGGTTTTTTGAAGATAAAGACCAAGCAACACGGGCTGCAAAAGATATCAGGATAGCTCTACTTGAGCACGAGCAAACAGCCCAGCAGGTTGCCAGAGACGTTATTGTAGCAGAAGCCGAGTCTGAGCACTGGATCACTTCTACTTGGCGTCCCCTGCTCATGCTAGTTTTTGTCGCGATTGTAGCAAACAACTACCTTATAGCACCTTACGTTGATATGATCTTTGGCAGCGGGCTGCAACTAGAGCCACCGCCCGTCATGTGGGAAGTCATCAAAGTAGGACTTGGGGGTTACGTTGTAGGCCGCAGTGGCGAAAAGATTATGCGAGAGTACAAAAAGAAGCCCAGCGATTAAACTGGGCCACATAACAACAACACTTTTTAGCCACCTTCGGGTGGCTTTTTTATATGTGTTCTTTTATTGCTTTGTAAGTCTGGTGCTGGTTCACCTCTAGCATAGACAGTGCGCTGTCAAAGTTTTGATTAGTCTCTGCCAGAAGCCTTGCGTTGTCGATAGCACGAGTCTTAGTCTGCCGAGCGTACTTGCTGTTCAATAGTTCGTAAGCAGCGATAGTCGGCTCTTCGTTGTCGATGGCCTCCAGCATACCTTTAAATGACATCAGACCACCGATGCCAATGTTGAATCCTAGATCAATCAAAACCGTCTGCTGATCCTTGCTGCACTGAGGCCACATGGCAAGCTGGACATTAAGTTCCTCGGCTACCTTCTCCAAGTCTGCCCTCATCAACTTCTCTGCCCAATCCTCGGCATCCTTCTTTGACTTCCAGTTGACTCGGTTAAACAGCGCACGAATCTCATTGATTGTCAGCGGGTTATCCTCGATGTTACGACCGTATCCAATAGTCACCTTGCCAACAGTGTCAAAGTAAGGCTTGTCTCGGAACCCTTCGTGCTTTTTAACACGCTCAACCATCTTATCCGTTATAGCCATATTCCTGCTCCATCAACAGTTCAATGTAATGCTTGGCTTTTTTCAAGTCCTCTAGGCCGTTCTTGTACCGCCAGCGAGTGATGTATTTAACTACGTTGCCTGAGAAAAAATCCATGTCATTAGCGTGGATGTACTCGATAGGCTGGATGTCTCCTTGCCTGTAATGCTCACCACCAATCTGCTGTGACAAGGGCGGCTCAGGCGGGTCATCGTATAACCCCAAGTCTTCTGCGTTCTCTACCATCTCCTTCAAGCTGCGCTCTTGCGGAGTGTCCACCCCACGGGCTTTTAGGCGCTTATCCGCCAAGGCGTCCCAATCTGCTGGCGTAGCGTCATCAATACAGACGCGGTATCGGTAGTCCCTCGGTACAGTATCGTAATCATCAAAGTCATCAATCAACTGATTCTCCCACTTGTTTTGTGTCTGTCTTTTTAACTCGTCAACTATACTGAAACTATACATAAACTTATCATCCGTGTGCAGTTGAGACATTGTTTAGACTCCTGTGCTTCCGAACCCGCGAACGCCTCTGTGTGTCCTGCCTAGTTCGCTGACTACCTGCAACTGAGTTGCCTGATAACGCTGCACGACTAACTGAGCAATCCGCATCCCAATGTCAACCTCAAACGGCTTATCACTGTGGTTTGCTAGAACAGCAGCAATGCCGCCCCGATAGTCAGAGTCCACGACGCCAGCTAGGACATCAATGCCGTGCTTGACAGACAGCCCACTACGGGGCCAGATAAACCCTACATGGTCAGCAGGGATGGCAACAGCAATGCCTGTCTCAACAGCGAGCCACTTTCCCGGTCGGACGGTTACATGCTCGGCAGAGTACAGGTCCCACCCAGCAGCGCCGGGTGTAGCTTTAGTTGGCACTGTAGCCTCTGGCAATAAGAGTTTTACATCTAGCATCTTACCCTAACACTCCAATTCCTAGCGAGTATGTTTTAGTACCTAGCGAAATACTTACCTCTAAGCCAACAGTTCCGCCATGTATTAAAATGCCGTAGTTCTCTGGTAGGCTGGGATGGGACGATGCCTCTGCCATAAGCAGACAACGACCGTTGCTAAATTGAAGCAGCGTGAATCCTACGTTCCACATGAAGCTGTTCTTGTTTGATACGTCTTTCCAAGTCTGTAACCAATTCATCTCTGTTCTCCTAAATTGGGGATGTAGGCGTGGCCAGCCTCACGACAAAGATTGTTAATCGCCGTTACCAATTCAGCGCCAGCGCGAGCATCCAATAAAACCTTGTACTTCCCACCTTTAATGCCCAATGCAATCGTGTCGGGCCTTTTGTCATCAAGGCTGACAGTCATATAAGGCTGTGCTTTGTTCCTTGGGTTAATTTGATATTCACTCACCCCTGCTCTCCTTACGTTATCCGCTAAATCGCATAAATAACTAGTATGCGGTGAAGCGCATAGTATCAAAGTCCCATCAACCCTGCAAGTCCGTGGTTAGCAATGGCGTTAGTTATGATAGCTAGACAAGTAAAGAAGTGGAGGATGATCCACGCTGTGCGGATCAGAGCCACCACATCTGCCTTGCGGCTATCAGAGTATTCCTTGCTGCCTATGGCCTTGCACCAATACTCCCAAGCTGTTCTCATCTTACGTCACTTCACACCCATCAGCGCCACAGGCAATCTCGCCTGTTAGGTCAGTATTGTCCTCTGTCTCCTTAACCTGTGTCAAGTCAATCTCGTCAAGGGCAGACTCCATGATCTCATACTGCTCCTTGGTGATGTCCTCAAACGGTGCCTGCTTGTAGGTGCCGCCCATGTAAGGAAGAACAGAGATACCGTTAAAGTGATTGCGGTTCTTCCACATCCACTCACCAACCTGATCCCACTCGTCATCCTTCACTGAGACAGTCACAGATACGTTGTGAGCGTTTTGGCCGTCACGGTGTCCTGCTCGCACCCACCCTGCGTTAAATCGGCTAACACGCTTGAGCAATTCCATCGGGCTTTCATGCCGAAGGATAGCGCCCTCCGGGGCTGCCTGCGGAATCTCAATCACAGCCTGATCGTTGGGACGGAAGTATTCATCCTCTACCAGAGCAGGGTGATTCTCTGCTAGGTATCCGTAGATAGCCTCATCCTTGCCAACCCGCATACGGCGAATGTAGTAATCATTGTGCCAAGCGTGGATGCCAGAGCTAGACCCTAGCACAAGACTACTGGTGCCTGAGGGCTTAATCGTCGTGGTACGCGCTGCCTCATTGATCCCCAGCTTCTTAGCCACCCGAGCGTTCTCATCTAGGACAGCCTGAGTCGCTTCCTCTAGGTCAAGGTCAAGCACAGCACCAGAGGCAATGCCTGTCATGCCCACACCGATCAAAGCGTCTTTCTCTGTAGTCTCCTGCCACACATCGCGCAGGTAGTGGAAGTCCGTGTAGCCAGCCTGTATTGTGCCGATAAATGCAGCAGCCTTAGCCCGTTCGTTCAAGTCTTGCTGGTCTGCTACGTTGCTTACGTTAAGCTCACATAAGTTCAGTTGTGTTCAACGATGGTCGCTAATCATCGTCGGGGATATTAGACAAGACCCATTTGGCAAAATTGCGAAGGTCTGCGTTACTTGCAGCCCCTTTCATCGCGTTAGCCCTTTGGGATATGACCTGTATGTTGTCAGGCGTATACCCACCATCATTGCTAATGCGATCAAGAGAAGGAGAATTATGATAGGCACCGGGCCGACCAGAGTTAATGTTTATCTCATACTTAAGAATCGGGCATCTGTCTGGGATAACAATGTCATCCACTGTTATCGTAAACTCTCTGCCGTTATTCTTGGCTCTCTGTTTGGCTCGGTTGTACATCCTAGTCTCTGGCCTGTAAGACTTTACTCGGCTGCTGTTACATTGCTTGCAAAGCGTCATGCCGCTTGTCTTTTGAAAAACCTTGCCACACTCCGTGCATTCTCGGTGTGTGTCAGAGACTAACCATCCTTCTCTGTTCTTCTCCATTTTGCCTCCAGCAATTCTGTAAATTTCAGGTACATACCTATTGTTACATCTTGCTGGTGTCTTGTCAACCCACCTACATGTTTCCATGTAGCTCAGACTATATCATCACCCTGTTCGGGTGCTGGGCGCTTCGGGCCGCTTGGCCCTACTCCTTTCGGATAGTCGTTGAACCTTCCTCTTTCGAGGCTTGGCTGCTGATTGCCCTCGTCTTTACGTTAGGGGTTCCCAGCAATTCACCCAGTTTTACTTCTGCTAACTATTAACAGAATTGATAGGGGCGCAGACCAATTTCGGCACAGGGATTCGTGCCCCAGTCCTTATCATTACTAAACAACACACCCGGTTCGCCTGACTCAGAAGCTACAATCTTGTCCCACAGTTCGTCAAAGTCTCGACGGCTAACTTTGTGGCGCAAAATAACAGCAGAGTTGTTGGCTCGTCCACGGTGTGGGCTATGCTCCCACCAGCTACCGTGCTTGGCAGTCAGCATCTCTTCATCGTCCATAGAGAACAGACTGATAAGAGCAGCGCGGCGTATACCGCCAGCAAGTACAGCGTCAGCGATGTAGCACATGATGTCATGCACCTGAATAGGCTGTAGCTGTACACCTCGCCCTGATTCCTCCAGCGCCAGTTCAAACACCTTTTCGATGTTGTGCAGACAGTCCTTGAGTGGCTGTGGGCCGGGAGCCTTTCCGCCTGACGTTACTAGCATCGCACCCTTGGGGCGAATGTCAGAGAAGTCAAACACGGGGCGCGGCTTGCCGTAGAAGTACGCTTCACACAAAATCTTTACTGCATCTGCCCATCCCTCGATACTGTCACCGACTAGAAACCGTTTGCGCTTCTTCAGCGGCCCGACAACGGCAGGCAACTCCGAAACGTGGTGGCGCTGTACCGAATACCCCACACCTGTGCCGCCTAGCAGCAGGAACATCGCCTCTGCAAAGCTATCCGGGTGGTCCACTGGCATGTAGGCGCAGTTAAAGATACGGTTCGGGCTGTTCTGGATAGGCTTGCCACCAAACTGCAAACTCCGCATCGAAGGCAGCACCTTCTTAGGGAATACAAACTCCTTGTATACCTGCTGAATCTCTTTCTTTAGCTTGGGGTACTTGTTGATGTGCATAGCCATGTTACGCTCAACAAGCTCTTCCCAAGTCTCTCGGCGTCCGATCTCAGGCACGAACTTCGCGTACTTTGTAAAAGTCACGATGTCGCTGAGAATCTGTGCCGACTTTGTTGTAATTGCGCTTTCAGTCATTCACATAACCTCCGTAATAGTGAATTAGTGTCTTAAATGCTTCTTTCAAAGTGTGTTCGTTCTCTTTAGAATCCAGCCCTTCCGTTTCGCATACGGCCTTGTAGTCTTCTTGAAGACAGTCAAGAGTAACTTCTTGCCTGATGTCAAATGACAACGGGATATGTATATTGCCGTGTTCATCAGTCTCTACTGTTGCTTTCATGTTAGTTCCTTTCACTTTATGAAAGTTTCTCGAATCCGATGTCAGTCGAGAACCAAATATCTTGTACGTTAGCCTCTTCTAGCGCCAGCTTGCAGATTGGGCACGGCCTCGAATTGCGAAGTTCTCCTCGCTTGTTGATCCGTGCCACCACCACTGTCTCGATGTCTTCCCTCGCTCGAATCAGTGCCGCTATCTCGGCGTGAAGACTTACCTTTTGCTCTTTCCCCGTTCGTTTAGCGTACTCAGCTTGCATCGGGTGAGTCTTGCGAGAGTTGGTAGCGTGACTAACAATCTGTCCTCGCTTGTCCAGACAGATGGCTGCGTGTCTAAACTTTGCCTCGCTGTGCTTAGCATAGTCGATGACCTTATCAATGTAGTCCTCTCTCAAATCATCCATTGTGTCCCCTACTGTTTGCTGGCGGACAGGTATTCTTCAATCAGAGCACAGATGTTCTCAAACAGCATCTGTGTGTCGCTTAGTTCACCGTTTGGGCCCTCGAAAGGACTGTCAAAGGCGGCTGTGTGATAAGCGGCAAGCCCTGACTCTGGGTGCTCCAGAATAGTTACCTGTCCAACTGGGTTATGCTCCTCTAGGAACTGCCTCACCTCCTCTTGCTCTTCGTCAAACTCTTCACTGAACTCAATCTCAAACTTTTCATTAGACATCGTAAATCTGCCTCACTAAATCAATGCTACAGGTGCTACGGCTTAACTCGCCGCAGTTCGGATCAAACACAATACACTTCAAGTCTCTGCCTGACAAGTAACCATGCTCTACAGCGTAGGCATCGTTAGCGCCGCCTGATCGTAACTGCTCTACTGTGCAGCCGTTGTACTCTACTCGGTTGTCGTGATGATGGTGGCCCCGGAAGAATACGCGGTGCTTAGTCTGACCCCAATCCTCTGGGCGCTCTGTCGCCATAATGCCCGGCAAGTCACGATCCTTGGTCTGGTGGCCGTGTACGGCTCCAATCAGCACCTTACCGAACTTGATGTACTGCCGACTGCTCGGGCTATCCATAATCTCTACCCGAGGCTCATCCCTGTACAGCATACTAAACGCGGATCGAAGGGCGTGGCCCAGAATCTCATCGTGGTTACCTGCCACGTTCACTAGCGTCACCGTCTCATGCCGCTCAAGCGCTTTTTCTACACAGTACCGTAGGGCTGTCATGCCAGCGTCGATCACTCGGGGCATCCGAGTGTCCATGTCCAACACATTCTTGCTTCGGTTAGTTACGCCCTCAAGGTTGTCAGCGTGGAAGAAATCTCCTAGCTGTAGAAGCACACAACGGTTGCTTGGTGGGGCCATGTCCACCAGATAGTCAATCGACGCTGTGAGAGCCTTGACGGCCTTCTCAGTGTCATAATCTTCACCGACTTCTTGCCCCCAAGCGTACATACCAATGTGCATGTCTGTGATTGGGATAACGCTCATGAGATTATCTGCAACACCCGAGTATTTCTTAGGAGTTGCTGGTTGAATGTCTTTTACAAGAGATTGAATAGCCTCTCGCGCTACGTCTAACTGCCACTGTTTGTCGAGGCTTGTCTTGACCCACTCCAGTTTAGGCTCGCCAGTTGTGGCGTCGAGTAGAGTTGACTTGCCACGGACAATATGGCCTTCGGGCACTTCAAAGCCAGCACTCTCGCTGACGCCATCAGGTTCTTCATTTCGGATTCTCGCAAGCCTACGCTCCAAAGTCCTACGGTTAATGCCAAGGTGGATAGCCGCAGCCGCCTGACTGCCCATCTCTTCCACCGCTGCTACAATCTGACTGTCTGTATATTTCATCTTTTACTCTACCCAGTCGCTAGGTACTTGTTCTCCAACGTGATACTTAAATCCGTTTCTCTCACACCAATCAGAATATCGCGTTGCCTTCTTCTTTGTCAACCAGTTATCAGCTTGAAAGAGCATCCTGATGTCAAGGTCTGGGTTGCACCGACGAACTGCAAGCATCTTAGTCCGCATCTCACCAGTGAACTTGCCCTTGATCTCTATGACGATGCCGTTGCCTAGAACAACATCGGGCGTGTAGTTGCGCTCTTTCAAAGTGACTTTGTGGCCGCAGTTGGCGCACCGCGCTGTCTTAATCTCCGTTGTGTAGCTAAGTTGGTAAGGTTCGTAGTCAAAAGGGATGCGACGGTTGCGTAAGTTGTTGCAAACACGTTTTTCCAGTTGACTTCTGTATGCTGGCTCACTCTTCGGTCTTGCCATACGCCCTGTCCCAGTCATAAATACTCCAAGCGGGGAAAAGCATCGGGTTTTTCTCTAGCTTGCGCTCAAGACCCTGAATGTGCCGCTTTAACCTCAGGTTTTCTTCTTGCAGGTGCTCAATCTTCATTTCCATCGTAGTCATTGTCGAGGGAAACAGCCAGCGAGCTAATGAGTGTCTGACGTTCATAAAGTTCTACCTCAATCGTTTCCATCAGGTCTTGCAGGATTTTAGTGTCAATCTCATCATCCTGCTCATACTCAATGTTGATCTCTTCAATCTGATCCAGAATAGGATTCGGCATCTCTGTTCTCCTTCCCGATAAGTAGTAGTTCCATGTTTTGATAGAACCTTGTTTTAATCTCTTCCTCTTCCATCTTGCCATCGTAGTGCTTCATGTAAGCGTCAAGACAAGAGTCGTGGTAGTGAAGGGAAGTCTGGCACCCGATCAAGTGCTTCTCGGCTTTCTTTGGGCCTACACCGTGCAAGCCGGGGATGTTGTCTGCTGTGTCTCCAGTCAGCACACTAACCCAGTAAACGTGACGGGCCTGCTCAGGATTAATCCAGTAAAGACTTCCATCCTTGTTGTGTGTCGGCCAGCGATAGTGCCATCCGGGTATAGTGTCGAGGTCTTTGTCAATCGTGCAGATAACGAAGTCCTCTTCCATCCCCTCAGCGATAAAGTCTAACGCAATCTGCCCGATCTCATCGTCCGCCTCAAAGCCTGTCTCTGCGAAGTAAGCACCGAAGTCCTCCACCAGCATGTCCCTGACGTATTCGTACAGGAGAGGCTTGTCTATGGACTTCCTGTGGGCCTTGTACTCTGGGTCGATCTCCTTTCGGAAGTTCTCTTTGCCAGAAAGGATGATGTCGTGCTTGGTCGCTTCAGTTTCTTCAAGAATAGTGAAGACAAAGTTGTTTAGCGTCTCGCTGATCTCATCCATCAAGTCGCTGGTGTACTCAACATAAGCCTCTGTCATGTACTCGCCCTTGCCCATGCCGAGGTCTGAGGCATGTTCCTTTGCCTCCTTTATGCTCTCAAAGATTCCAACAACGTGTCCGTTATTCTGAATATCTATAAGAGCGTAGTATTGCAAGGCAAAAGCGACCGAGTAAACAACCGGGTCGCCATCAATCAAAGCCAGTCTATCGGTAGACATTTTCTACATCCTCAATTTCCCGCAGGAACTCCTGTTTTTGGCGTTTGCGGGACGGGCCTTTAGCCGCATCCCGCTTCGCCCACTTATCCTCTTCTCTAAGCCAATCAGGCTGTTTTCGCTTAGTCTTACTCATGGCTTCAAATTACCTCAGAAAGGTACTGAATCTCCGAACTCGTCATCATCATCAGATTGCTGCTGAGCCTGCTGATTCTTGACTTCATTTTCCTGAGACTTGCGCGTCTCATCTTCAGTCAAGCCATACTTGGCGTAAGGCATCAGGTAGTCATTGGCAAGGCGAACGACATCCGAAGCCGCTTGATCCAAGTCGCTCTTGCTGGTCATCGCCCCAGCGACAATCTGTGCAGCGTAGCCCATCGCAGACTGACGCATGATTGCGTCCTGACGGTTATCACCAGAAGCTACTGCTGCATTGCCACTAGCGCCAGCACTGCTCCGAGCACCACCAGCATTACTACTAGCACTCCCATTTGAGCCTCCTCCAGTCTGCTTAACGGTAACATCTGCCGCCTTGATGTTGTAGTAAGTCTTTCCGTTACGCTCAACAGCGTTCACCACTGCCTCAATAACGTCGCCCTCGGCAAGCTGGTGCCAATTCTGGCCCACCTTGACGTTCGCTGCGGGCTTTTTCTTCTTGCCCATGCCATACCAGTTGCCGTCTACGTTCAGGTTGACGGCGTACTGGTTGCCGTACTGATCTTGCTCGCCAAAGTCCTTGACGAAAATCTTGTCAATCTTGCCTTCAATAATCTGCTTGCTCATTACGCTGTCTCCAATCAATGAGTCTGCGACCAATCGTCGCCTTGTTGCACTTCACCCGCCAAAGGGCATCGAAGTTTCAGGAACTGAGTCGTCTTGTCAAACGCCCAGTGTACAATACTATTATACCGCGATATATCGTCTGTTGCAACCTCCGCTTGTACCTCATCGTGTATATTTCCAACAAAAGTTACGTCTAGCCCTTTTGCCTTAACTGCCGAGTCAATATAGCAAAGCACTACCTTCATGGCAATACCCCCGCCGCTCTGGAAGAGGTAGTTCAGTGCCTTATGCTTCATCAGTTTACCGTCGCTGTCACGGCGCATCCAAATCTTGCGTCCATCTAGTCCAATCAGGTATCCACGCCCTGCTGCTTTCTCTACATTGGGCTTTAGAGTAGAGATGCCCGGAAATACCGACTCCACGGCCTCAATGATGGACTTTCCTCGGGCTTCAGATAGATTAAGGATTGTCGCAACCTTGCGAGCACTAGCGCCGTACACAGTAGAGTAGACACAAGACTTTGCCTCATCTCGTGTCTCCACACCGAATGGCCGACAAGCGTCCAGAACTCGCGTGTGTGGATCGGTTCCTTTGGATTTATCACCATTGATAAGCGCATCGGTAAACGCCTCGCTGTTAATGTAATGCGCTGCAATACGCAACTCTAGCCCTTCCGCGTCAAATCCCACTAGCTTGTAGCCATCACCCCTGTGAGTAAACAGGCTCCGCATCTCCTCGCCAAAGAACACATCAGGACTGGCCTTGGGTACGTTAGCGACGATCTTGTGCGTCATCCGACCTGTGTTCGTTCCGTTTGGGTTGGCGCAGGCAGGTACACGCCCGTCTTCTCGGCAGTTCTCAATCCAACCTTTGATCTGGTTGCTGCGGTGGGTCAGTTTGGTGTAGTGCGCCAGAGTGTGTCCAATGTCAGACTGCTTCATGCGCTCTAGGTTAGGGCAAGGCTCACCGTCTGGCTTAATCTTAGGAATGCCTGTGCTGCTGTACTGAGTCGGCACCCATCCTAGTTGTACTAGGCGTTGTGCTACCTTCTGGTGTTGGCTCAGTTCAATAGGGTGCCACTCAATGCGTGTAAAGGGGCCGCCTACGTCGCCGTACTCCGCTGCGATCTTAGTTAGCGAGCCATCCTTCTTAAACGGTGCCTTGATCTCACTTTTGCGCTCATAGTAGCAGCCCATAGTTGCCTTGATCTGCTGATATATCTCAGCAGCCTCGGCGTCTAGCTGCTCGACGTAAGCCTTAGCTTGTTCGATACGGAAAGGCCAGCCAGCACGTTCCTGACGCGCAATGATCTCCGCGACCTTATGCTCGATCCTAGCTGGCGTTTTCCAATCGACTTTCACCTTAGACCTCGCTTTTAGCTCGAGCTTTAATTACAAGCCTGTTTCCGTTGTGGTATGGCAGAAAGTAGCCCGTCTCTTGATCCTTAAGAAAATCAACCAAGTCATCGGTTAGCATTTTGCGGTATCGTGTTGGTGATACTGTTTTCATGTCTTTCCTTTCCACAAGTCGATTTGTGTTTACTTTCATGGTCTTTTGCTCAGTTTAACTTAGCGTTTTAAGGGTTAGGTAAACTGCCCCTGCTCTCCTTTGCGTCGCTTGATCTCTGCGTCTAACTCTTTTACTTCAGACTTAAGGTTATCAATTTCTTTTTTTTCTTCAGCATCGACAGCATATCTTCCTACTGCTGTGACAAGATCATTGTACGCCTCGGAGTACCACTGTTCTAGCTGCTCCATCGTATACTCTCGCATCTCTAATCTCCTTCTCAGTTTTCCATTTCTTTGAGCAGATGCTTGTAAACCTGCTGAGTAACCTCAACATCTTGTACACAATAGTCTAGCATCTCTTCGTTATACTCGTCAAAAGCCTGTTCCTGCTTACCGTAGTCGCCTTTGTAGATGCCAACACGATAGCCCCAAGCCTGTAGGCTGTGCGGCCCTATCTTCTGTGGCAGTCCTTCTGGTCGCTCCCGGTCAGGGTTAAGCAGCCGAGACAAAACCAAAGTGTCAATAACCATATGGGGAGTCGGCCATATAATGCTTAGGTC